CACGCTGGCGTTCACCAGCGGCACCGGCGCCGACCAAGGCGACAACATCTTCTCCGACACGCGGACGATCAACGCGAGCTCGACCGAGAATATCGACCTGGCCGGAGCGCTCACCAATGCGCTGGGCGCGACACTGACCTTCACCGCGATCAAGGCGATCTGGATCGTCGCGGCCGCGGCCAACACCAACAACGTCGTGGTCGGCGGCGCTGCCTCCAACACGTTCATCGGACCGTTCGGCGATGCGACCGACAAGATCGTGCTGGGCCCGGGCGATGCGTTCCTGGTCACTCGGCGCAGCGCCACCGGCATGGCGGTCACCGCCGGCAGCGGCGACATCCTGCTGGTCGCGAACAGCGGCTCCGGCACCAGCGTCAGCTACGACATCATCGTGATCGGAGAAGCCTGATGCGCGTCCGCACGCTGAGGGGCCACGGCAACGCCTATGGCCCGGTCTATGAGCCCGCCGAATCGGGCGGCATGCAGCTGCGCGAGGGCGACATCTATTCGAAGCGCGCCAAGGACGTTTACGACCACCCGGCACCGGCCAGCCTGATTGAGGATGGGGTCGTGGAAGCGCTGCGGCCGCTCGACCATGACGGCGACAATCTGGACGGCGGCTCGCTAGCCGGAGAGGAATCGACCGCTGCCACTGGTGCGCGGCACCGCATGCCGCGAGCTAAGCCGAACGAGGCGTAGGTGGCGGGCCCGGTCACGTTTTCCGTGACCGGCTTTCGCGAGCTCGACCGGCGGTTGCGCGACCTGCCGAACCGGACGCGCAAGGCCGTGCTGCAGCGGGCGCTGAAGAAGGCCGCCGAACCAATGCGCCGCGCTGCCCAGGCGACCGCGCCGGTGATGTACGGCGATCTCAAGGGCTCGATCATTGTCGGCACGCGGCTGACGGCGCGGCAGGCCGGATTTGCGCGCGGCACGGTCAAGAGCACGGCCGAGATTCATATCGGCCCCTCGAGCGACGGCAGCACCGGCGTGTTGAGCTACGCCGCCCTGACTGAGTTCGGCACCGCCAACGCGCCCGGCACCGCCTGGCTGACCAGGGCCTATGAGGCGAACAAGGCCGGAGCGATCGACATGATCCGCCGCGAGGTCCTGGCGGCAATTGAGAAAGCCATGGCGCGCGGGAGCGGGAGATGAAGGCCGACCTGAAGACCAGGCTGCGCGCAAACGCCGCGCTGGCGGCCCTGGTGGCGGCGCGGGTCCACTGGCTCCGGCGGCCACGAAACGGCGCGCTCGGCGCGGTCACGCTGTCGATCGTCGGCGCCGGGCGGGAATACTGCCACGCCGGCGCCGTCGGCCTCTCCCGGCCGCGCGTGCGCACAGAAACCTGGGGCGCGACCGAAGCGCAGGCGACTGAGATTGCCGATGCCCTGACGGTGGCGATCGAGGCCATCGGCACGACCGGCACGACCACGTTCAAGGGCGCGTTCCTCGAGATGGAGCAGGGGTTCGACCCGGAGACCATGGGCGACGGGGCCGAGGTGGTCAGGATCCTGCGCGATTTCACGCTCTGGCACCAGCCGGCCGGCTGATCGCCGCCACCACGCCTAACCAAGAAGGAACACTGCCATGGCCGATGAAGCCGTATTGGGTTTCGGCGCGAAGTTCTTCCTGCACGACGGCTCGACCCTCGTCGAATGGGACGGAATTGTCGGTGTCAGCCCGCCGCAGCCCGCCGTCGAGACGGTCGATTCGACGCACCACGGCTCGTCGGGCGGCGTGCGTACCCATATCCCGGGCCTGCTCGACTATGGCGAGATCAGCGTTCGCCTGTTCTGGTCGCCCGGATCGACCACCGACACCAAGATGTTGGCCTCAATCGCGGCGCGAACCGCGCGCGCGTTCAAGATCGTCGTCGTCGAGACCGACGGCACCACGCAGGACGTCACCGGATCCTGCATCCCGACCGGCGTCAACTATGACGAGGTCGTGGTGGACGACAAGATGACCTACCAGTTCACGGCCAAGGTCACCGGCGCGGTCACCCAGGCGGCCAGCGCCTGATGGCGGTCCAGGAGACGCGGTTCGAGGCGCTGGGGCGTAGCTGGACGTTCAAGTTCGGCTTCGCTGCCATGTGCCGCCTCGAGCGTCATTACGACCAGCCGTTCGGGGAGATCATCGCCGACATGCTGCCGGGCTTGAAGCCCGAGATGCTGAAGGATCCTGTGGCGCTCGCGGCGGCCGCCTCCAGCCTGCGGTTCGATCATCTCGCCAGCATCGTCCAGGCCGGGCTCAACGACGGCGAGGTGACGGCCGAGATCATCGCCGAGATCATCGACGCGCTCGGCATCGAGGCGGCGTTGGCGGTGATCTTCGCCGCGAACGAGAACGACGTCACCGGAGGACCGGCCCCAAAAAAAGCGCCGGCGCGGCGTCCAGGCGGCGCAAGCCGGAAAAGGTAGACAGCGACGCGCTGATTGCCCTTTGGCGCCGCGCCGGCGGTACGGTCGAAAGCTTCTGGCGCACGTCGCCGCGCGAGTTTCGGGCGGTGATCGACGGCTTCATCGAGCAGATGGAACTCGAACAGCGCGCACGCGCCTGGCTGGCCTGGCATAGCGCCGCGCTCGGTCGGGGCAAGTCGATGCCGAGCTTCGAGAAGTTCGCCGCACCGCAGGGCGGCAAGTCCGGCAAGGCGCCCGACGTCGGCCGGCAGACGATCTCTGAGATGGCCGCGGCGGTGAGAGGGTGGAAGGCCGTCCTCTATCCTGCGTCCGTCAACGCCGCTGAGCCGCCCGATTAGGAGACGTCACCATGTCCCTGATCGGCGCGATCCGGGTGACGATGGGCCTCGACAGTGCGGCCTATGAGAGCCGGCTCCGGCGCGTCACCCGGCAATCCCAGACCAGCTTCCGAACAATCCGGGCGGCGGGCGGTGCGCTCGCCGTCGGGCTGGCGGCCGTCTTCAGCGTACAGGCAATCCGCCGGTCGATCGAATATGCCGGCTCGATCGGCGAGGTGGCGCAGCAGCTGGGCGTCGCTGCGCGGGACCTCCAGGTCTACCGCTATGCGGCCAGCCAGAGCGGCATCGCCCAGCAGGAGATGGAGCGGGGGCTGCAGCGGCTGACCCGCGAGCTCGGCCTTGCCGGCCATTCGGCGAGCCAGCAGGGCAGCATCTTCACCAGGCTCGGCATCGACGTCCGCAACGCTGCCGGCCAGATCAAGTCGGCCGGCGATGTGATGCCCGAGATCGCCGACGCGATCGCGCGCATCCCCGACGAAGCGACGCGCGGCATCGTGCTGTTCCGCCTGTTCGGTCGGGCAGGCCAGCAGCTCGCGCCGCTGTTCCGCGAAGGCGCGCAGGGGATTCGAGACTTCACCCAGCGCGCCGAAGAGCTCGGACTCGTCCTCTCCGACAGCGAGATCGCCAACGCCGACCGGACCGCGGACAAGATCGCCGAGCTCAACCAGGCTCTCAGCGCCAACCTCTCGCGCATCGTCTCCCAGAATGCCGATTCGATCCTGAAGCTGGCGGCGGCGCTCGCCAGCCTTGCTAGCGGTATCGCCCGGTTCCTCGCCTCTAATCCAGAACGCGCCTATGCGCTGCTAGGTGCGCTCGCCGGTCTGTCGATCGGCAGCCGGTTCGGCCCGGTCGGCGCGATGATCGGGACCGCCGCCGGTGGCACACTGGGCGCCGCCGCTGGGCCCGGCGCAAGTCTCGATGTCGATCCGGCGCAGGCCGCCGCCACCGGCCGGCGCTGGGGCCAGCAATATATCGAGCGGGTATATCCAGGCGTCCGCCGCGGCACGCCGCAATGGCGCCGGATGCTGCGCGATCCGAACCTGCGCCAGGGCGCCCGCGCCATTCGCGGTTTCGACGCGCGAGCCAGGGGCGCCGCCGGCCAGCCTCCCCCGGGCGCCGCGCTCGACATCGGCGATTTGGGTGGCGGTGGTGGCGGGGGCCGCCGCAACCGCGAGGATCCGGAACGGCAGGCCTTCGAGCAGGCGTCGGCTCTTCGCGACCTGCGCCGCGACCAGCTGAACGCCGAGCGCGACATGAGCCGCGATGCAATCGCGCGCGCCGGGATCGAGCAAGAGCTGCTCGCGCTCGACAATGAGGAGTATCGCGCCGAGCTCGCCGAATCAGTCCGCAAGGGCGACATCACCCAGGCGCAAGCTGAGGCGCGCCTGGCGCAGCGCGTGATTCTCGAAAACCTCCAGGGCCAAGGCGCTGCCGAAGAGCGCCTGCGGACAATGGCTGAGGAAGAGGCGGAGCTCGCCGAAGCGAGGTTCGACGCCGCGACCGAAGCGCTCCGCGCCGAAGCGGAGATGGCGAGAACCGCCGAAGAGCGCCGCCGGATCGAGCTGGAATTGCTCGACCTCACCTATGCCCATCGCAGGGCCAAGCTGCAGGCGATCGCCAGCGACACAAGCACCCATGCCGACGATGCGGCGCGGCGCCGCGCGGAGATCGAGCTCGCCGGGCTCGACGCATCCTACCGGAACGAGCGCGCCGGTGTGGTGCGCAATACGATGGGCCCGTTCGAGACGTTCATCGCCAGCCTGCCGCAAACAGCGGCGGAGGCGCGAGAGGCACTCCAGCAGGTCGCGGTCGACGGCGTCGGCAGCCTGGTCGATATGCTCTCCCAGGCGATCGTCAACATCCGCAGCCTGGGCGACGCCTGGCGGGCGCTGCGCAACATCGCCCTGCAGGCGATCGCCGACATCATCCAGGCTACGCTGCGGCGGGGCCTCGTCAACCTGCTTGGAGGTCTCGGCGGCCTGTTCGGCGGCGGCGGCCGCCAGATCACAGGCTCCGCGCTCGGCGCCGCCAGCTATGCCGGCGTGCCCGGCTTCGCCGGAGGCGGCAGCATCAAGGTCGGCGGCATGGCCGGGATCGACCGCAACGTGCTCAGCCTCAACGGCAAGGCGATCGCCAAGGTCGGCATGGGCGAGCGGATCCGGGTCGACCCGCGCGACGGGCCGGCCGGTGGGACGCATTTTAATTTCGACATGAGGGGCGCGGTGGTGACCGAAGACCTCCTCGCCCAGATGAACATGATCGGCGATCAAGCCGCGACGCGCGGCGCCGTAGGCGGCAGGGCGCTCACCCTCGACCATCTCGGCCGCAAGGCTGGGCGAAGGCTCGGCCGGCGATGAGCGCGATCGTCCTCCCGACCTCTCCTGGCGTGGTCGCGCCAACCAAGGTACGGCTGCTCGACTGGGGCGGCCTCCTCGATCCAGCGCTCGGCGGCGAAACCCAGCGGATCGACCGGCTCGGTTCGCGCCATGCACTCGACGTCTCGCTGCCGCCCATGCCGGCGTCAGTCGCCATGGCGTGGTGCCAGCGGCTGAAGCGCGGCAAGAATGACATGGTCCAGATGCGGGTGCCTCAACCGGGGTTCACGCCGCAGACGCCGGTGTCGAGCGTGGCGATCGGAACCAACGCAGCGGGCGGCTCGAATTCGGTGCTGCTGGCCACCGTCGCCTCGCACTATCAGGTCCGCGAAGGCCAGTTCTTCTCGGTGATCCACGCCGGCCGGTCCTACCTCTATGGGATCGACGCGGACGCGATCGACACCGTCGACGGGTTCCTTTCGGTGACGGTGACGCCGAAGCTGCGCACAGCGCTGACTACCAACGACGCGGCCGAGATCGTGAACCCAATCATAGAAGGCTATCCAGTCGGCGACGAAACCAGCTGGGACGTCAGCGAGGCGGCGATCTACGGCCTCACCTTCTCCATCGTCGAGCCGGGCTAGGAGCGCGCCATGACCGCATTGACGCCGGGCATGGAGACGGCGCTCAAATCCGCCAACCCATGCGTGTTCGGTGCCGTCCAGATCGACTTGCCGGACGCGACCCTGCGGCTGCTCGACGGCAGCGGCGAGCTGGAGATCGGCGGCGAGACCTTCGCCGGCCGCGACGCGACGTTCGGGGTGCTGGCGGCGATCAGCGAGATCGAGGACGGCATGGGCGACGAGGCGCCCGGCCTCTCGATCACCCTGCACCCGGCATCGGACGCGGCCGCGTCCGATCTCTCCGACCCGGCGATGCAGGGCTCACGGGTGCGGGTGTGGCTGGGGGCGGTCGACCGGAGCGACGGCAGCGTAATCGCCGACCCCTATCTGCTGCAGGATCTGGTGCTTGACCAGCCGACGCTCACCGCCGGCAAGGGCACGCGATCGCTCGAATATGAATGCGTCTCCACGATGGAGCGCCTGTTCGACAATGACGAGGGGTTTCGCCTCTCCGATTCGAATCACCAGAGGACATGGCCCGGTGAGCTCGGCTTCCAGAATATGAGCGGGCTGGTCAGGAAGATCTATTGGGGCGTTGCCGGGCCTTCCGGAGCCGCCTCAGGGGGCGGCGGCGGTCCTGGCTTCTTCGGCTCGGTGCTCAATCAGACTGACGTCCGTGTCTAGGGCCGCGCTGCAGCGCCGGGCCGAAGCGGCCACGGCCACCAAGAAAGCGTTCGAGGGCAAGCCGTTCAAGCCCGGCCGCTTCGATTGCGCGCAAATGGTGCTGAAGTTCCACCTGCGCGCGATCGGCCGGCCGGTGCCGCTGTTCGCGCGCGGGTCCTCCTATCACAGCGTTGCCGGCGGGGTGAAGCAGTTGAAGAAGATCGGCTTCAACTCCTTGATCGAGGCGATGGACGCGCATTTTCCGCGCATCCCGCCCGCCCGGGCGTCGGTCGGCGACGTGGTCGCGCTGCCGGGGGAGGACGGGCCGGGCGCGCTCACGGTCGCGCTCGGT